GCCTGATTTGCTTTGGATTGACCCGGCTCTGTCGTATCTCGGCGGGGAAGCCAATTCTCAAAAGGATGTCGGCGGCTTCCTGCGGAACCATTTGAATCCGTTGCTCCGGGAATTTAACTGCGCCGTCGTGGTGGTGCATCATACCAACAAACCGCCGGCTGGCCGGGAAAAGCCGGATTGGAGCGGCGGCGATTTCGCCTACCTCGGCGGCGGTTCGGCGGAATGGGCGAATTGGGCGCGGGCAATTCTCGTCGTGCGCAGCCTGGGTTCGCATTCGGTTTTTGAACTGCGGGCGGCAAAACGCGGCGGACGGCTGGACTGGAAAGAAGCGGATGGTGAGACAAAAACTTTTACCAAGCTGATCGCGCACGCAACCGAGCCGGGCGTGATTTGCTGGCGGGAAGCCGATGCCTCGGAAATGCCCGAAACGAAAAAGGCCAAACGGATTCATACCAAGGCCGACGTGCTGGCTCATGTGCCGCCGGAAAAACCGATTGCCAAGGACTTGCTCCGCGCCAAAGCCAACGGCGCGGGCGTCGCCTTGAACAAAATCAATCCGATGCTCGCCGAACTGCTGGATGACGGCGATTTGCACCAATGGCGCGAAAATCGGCCGGGAACGAATCCGAAAATCTCCTTCGCCCGCTTTCCCCAACCCGAACCGGCACTAATCAAATGAGACACCTACACGGAGACTTGAACGGGCAAAAACGCCGTGTGTGTCGGTCGTGCGCGTCAGACCAGAGACACACTCACACGCCCCCTATTTATAGGGGCGTGTGTGTGGGTGTCTGTCAGGGGTGGAAAGTAATTTTATGAATCATGCGTTTGAACAGCAGCCACGCGAAAGTGCAAAGGCATTTGCCGCCTTCAGTTTGTATTTGAATCTTGGGCCGCAACGGTCAACCGCAGCGGTGGCAAACAAGTTAGCAAAGAGTGAACAGTTAATCCGGCGGTGGTCGGCAAAATTTGCATGGACTGACCGCGTGGCGGCGCACGCCGCACACTACGCCATCATCGAGCGCGAAGCGGTCGAGGCGGTGGCGCGGAGCAAGGCGGCGGAATGGGAGAAACGCGAAACGCAGTTGCGCGAAACCGAATGGTCAATGCACGAAGCGGCGATTGCCGCCGCGAAACGCGGGCTGGCGGCATACATGGAAAAGGACAAGGTATATGCCAACCTCGCGGACATTGCCCGAATGCTGGAAATCGCCAGCAAACTTGGCCGGCTGGCGACGGGGCTGGACAAATCCAATGGCGAAACGGCGGATGAGCCGCAAACGCTGCGCGTCGAGGTCACGGTGGCGCTGGAAAAAATCTACGGCGAGCCGGAAATCGTGGATGTGCAAACCGTGCCGGTGTTGCCGGAAAAAACCGCATGACGCCCTGGGAACGCTATTTTCTGGCCGGTCGCCGCGCTGGTTGTCCGATGGGACAGATGGACAAGTTTGCCAGCGCCGACGTGGTTTTGCAGGAACGGCAACTGGCCGCGTCCGCTGCGGCGCGACGGTGCGATACACCGGACGGGCCGATGGCAATTGGCTACGGCGGCGCTCGCGGCGGCGGGAAAAGTCACTGGTTGCTCGCGCAAATGGGCGCGGACGATTGCCAGCGCGTGCCGGGGTTGAAATGCCTGCTGCTGCGGAAAGTCGGCAAGGCGAACTTGGAACACTTTGAAGATTTGCGTCGCCGGTTGGTCGGGCGGTTGAACCATGAATTTTCCGCGTTTCGCGGGATTCTGTCGTTTGCCAACGGGTCGCGGATCATTGCCGGTCATTTTCAGAATGAAAAAGACATTGATGCCTACCTCGGCCTTGAATACGACGTGATTGGCATCGAGGAGGCGACAACTTTGACGGCGCGGAAATACCAGGACATTTCTACCTGCTGCCGCACGTCCAAGTCAAACTTCCGCCCGCGCATTTATTCGACCACAAATCCCGGCGGCGTCGGACACAATTGGTATCGGGCAAAATTCATCGTGCCGTTTCAGGAAAAACGCGAGACGGAAACGCGCTTCATCCCGGCGCGGGTCACGGATAACCGCTGGAATAATCCCGAATACGTCCGCGTGCTGGAAAATCTCACCGGCTGGCAAAAACGGGCGTGGCTGGATGGCGATTGGGACATTGCCGCCGGACAATTTTTTACCACGCTGCGGCGTGAGGTTCACGTCGTCGAGGATTTCGACGATTCGCGGGCGGTGGAATGGTTCGCGGCACTGGATTACGGTTTCGCGCATTATACCGTCGTCTTGCTCGGTTGTCGCGACGGCGACGGAAACATTTTCATCGTAGATGAACACGCGGAGCGGCTTTGGCTGCCGCAACGTCATGCGGCGGCGGTCAAGGCGATGCTTGCCCGGCACAAAATCGGCGAGCGGAAAATGTCCGTCGAGGATCTGAAACGGTTCGTGGCCGGCGCGGATGTTTTCTCCCGCCAAAGCGACGGCACCACGATTGCCGCGCAGTATTCACGGCTGGGAATTTCGTTGCGCTGCGCGAACACCGACCGCGTGAACGGCTGGGCGGAAATTTTGCAGCGGTTCGGCGATGTCGAGGGTGGCGTGAAGCCGACACTATTCATTCACAAGCGATGCGGTCGCCTGCTGGAAACTTTGCCGGCGTTGCAACATGATCCGAACCGCCCCGAAGATGTTTTGAAGGTGGATTGCGACGAAGACGGCATCGGCGGCGATGATGCCGCCGATGTCCTCCGGTATCTCGTCGCAACGAAGTCGCGCACGATCACGCAACGAAAATTGCGCGGCGTTTGATGGTCACGCGCCTGGCTGCGAGTTCGTGCGAGCGGCCATTAAAGGCGAGTTGTGGAATGAGCTTGCGATTGGAATAGCGAGCCGATTTCCTGCGCGTGAAACATGGGCAGGATTCCAAAGGGCTTGCCCGTTGGCGCGGTCTGGTGCGCGTAACACCAGAAAATTCTGGATGCGCGAAACGACCACCGAAGGGCGTTTCGCCGAAAAAAATTTCGCACCCGGCGCGGTGGCGTCGGGCGCGGCGATGGTCTGCGGGTCAATCTTCGTCCGGCAGCATCAAGGTGATGGCGGGCTGTGGGTCGTCAATGTCCAGTGCGCCGCAAGTGGCGATGAGTTTGACAAGCCGCGCTGCGCGGTTGTCGTTGCGGACATAGAACGCAACCGGGATGCGGTCGCAACCTGGGCGGCTGCGAAGGATGGCAAATCTTGTCATCCAAACGACATCCCAAAGGCGTCCGGCTTCATCCTGTCCGGTCACGCCGTCCGGCACGGCGACATATTTATCAAAAACGGCGCGGGTCAAAAACATCGGAAATTTGATTCCGGCTTCCTGCGCGGTCTTGGTGACTTCAACTTGCACGCCATCGGCGACGGCCTGCGCTCGCGTGTAGCTGTAAATGACGGGGCCGAATGGTGATTCATTTTGTTCTGTGTTCATAAGATTAGCGGTTAAGGATGGGAATTTCAGACTGTGCGGAAATCCAAGCGTGCTTGGGCGCGGGTTGGATGGTGACGGGCTTGCCGAATCTCGGCGTGATGGTGCGCGGTTTCTGCGCTACCGCGATGACGGCGGCGCAATCATTCACCCGGACAACGGGGCATGACTGGCCGGCATAGGCGACAACATCGCCAGCATGGAGACGGGAAGAATTATTCATGGTCGTTTTTTTGTTGGTGAACAAAGCGGCCTGCGCTGCCTCGGCTGCCAGCCGTGCCTGCTCTGCCTCGGCGCGCTCGCGGGCGATGCGGTCGCCATCAAGCGAAACCTCGGCAAACAGGTTGAATGTGTCCGGCGAAAATCCGAACTCATGCTGCGGCAACGGCAGGCGGCGTTTGTTCCGTTTCATGGTGTGAATCAAGCGGCGCGTGAGTCGGCGGGGTAGTAACTGGAATACTTCTCGTGCGGGTCGCCTGCACCGCGCAAACGAAATGCGCCGCAAGGGTGCTGCCACGCTTGGCGCTCGCGGTTCCAATGGAAACCAAGCTGCGCCAATATCTGCCGCAACTCCGGCGCGGGCGTCTCGCGGAATGTCACCCAAACCCACTTGCCGACAACCTCGGCGAGATTGAACAAACCCGGATTGCTGGTTTTCAAAAGTTCCAAAACTTTTGGAGTGGGCAAGGTGCGGTTTTTCTTCCGCGCCTCGGTGTCTATCGGCAAACGAGAATCTTTTTTCTCAACTGCGCTTTGCGCTGCGGCTGCCGGTGCTGTCTCTGCCGGAACACGATTAGCGGTGTCGGCCAGGAACCCTTCATTCAATTTTTTGGTAGTTTTCATAATCTTTTTTTTACTGAACTGACTCGCGTCTGTCGTCTCTCACCCTTCACTAAAAAGCGGAACCGCCAGCCCTCCTGCGTGGAAGTGGTCTTCAGAAGGCGCCGCGCAATGGCGGGTTGGTCTTGCGGTGACGCAGTGAGGGTGAGAGGCAGGAGACGCCGGACAGGAAAAAGGGATTTGGAAACACACGGTCTATCGAGCAACGCGAGCAAACCAATTCCAATTCACTGGTCAACTTCCCGTCCCCGACCCGGCCAAATTCAATAAGGCTCGCGGTGCGGCGGCGTTGGCATGAGGGATGCCTGCGAACTGGCGCGATGACTGCCCGCACGAGCGCGAAGGTGCGGATCAGCAGTCAGCGTGACAGGGAAGCAGCCGGCGGTTCCGCACAAGACGATGTTATCTTTAATGAACCGGGCCGTCGGTCGCGTTGTCGCGCGGGGAGACGGCGGGAACCCATTTGCCGAGGGTTCACGCGCCAGCGGGATACGGCAATGGGCGGCATTACAGATAACATCTCTTGTGCGGCTGCCGGGAAAGCAAAGCCGACACCCAGCCTCGCAACGAAGTGAGAAGCGTAGTGTCGGCTGTTCCCTCATGCCAACGCCACCGCAAAGCCAGCAACATTCTCGCCGGGTCGCGTTTCCCGGCGCAGTCGCGCCAGCGCCAGCCAAGTTTTCTGACTCCACGACGGCAGAGCGTAGGGCGTGGGCTGCGACGCGATGGCAACATGGGCGCGCTCGGCAGACCTGCCCGTAGCCTGCCGCCGTGGTGTCAGACCAATTTGGTTTTACCAGTGAGTTCGGCGGTTTCTGTCCGCTGCAATGCAGCTTGCGAAATGGAGGCGGTGCAGAAATGGCCGATCTCACGGTTATTGCCGCGTCCTGCACCGGGCGAAGCCTCGCGGTGCTATTGCTTTGTCTTCGGCGACAGGCGGAGCCTCGCGCCGTAATGCTGATTTTCTTGCCGGACGAAGTCGCGCGGCCATATTGCCGGTCTTGGCCGATATGCGGAGCATCGCGGCCTCTGGAATCTTTGGGCGCACCGCTGTCTTTGACGGTCTCGGCAGTTTGCGGCCGTCGGAACGAATGGAACGGAAATGTAGCCTGCGAAATTGCAGTGAAATGGAGTGGAGCGGGCGGAAAGTGATGAGTCCGGCCAGCGGTGCGGCGGAAGCGTGCCGATACTTGGCGCGAGGAACGAGCGCAAGCGTCGGCTCGGTGACGCCGGGAATTTCTGCGACGCCTCCGTGAATGGCTCAACGGCGTGACCGCCGCGCCCAGCCGGTGACGGTGAGATAGCTGAACACGAACGGCTGCCACCACGGCAACTGCGGACGAAACTGCGATGGCTGGCCGCAAGCAACCCAAAGCTGGACTGGCAGCGTGACGCGACGGTAGTAGAGTGCGGCAACCCGCGACTGCCACCGCTGCCAACGGACACCGACCAGGATGTGCCAGCGCCTCGCGGCCCGGCTGGAATGTCTGGTGTGTCTCATCACCAATTTTTGAGACACACCAGACATGGAAGCTGGGACGCCGGCCAAACCTGAAGGCTGCGTGCGACAAAAATCATGGACAGCCCGCAAGGTTCGTCACACTAACATTGCCTTTGCCGGAGCGAAGTGGCAGCCAGCCAGCGGATAGCAGACAGCGTGACAGCCTGTGTTGCGCCTGCGGCAGGCTGGCACGATGGCTGCCCGCTGGATGGCGAACGAAGCGTTGCTTGTCGAGGAGCGTTAGCGACGAGGGTTTCCCGCCTGACCCCGCGCCTGAAATCGTGACATTACTGACGGCTGGAAAGCACGAAAACCATTCGATAACCTGCGACGCCCGCCGCGTGCGCGGGGTAGCGAAAGGCACGCCGAGGGTGACGTTCGGACTAACCAAAGATGGCGTGCCGGTGCTGGCGTAGCGGTGGCGTTAGCCGCCGCCGCCAGCATGAGCGTCAGGCGTCCGCGCACGCGCCACATGGCATTCGTCAATGGAAACCGTGAATGGGTGGCGCGTTCGTCATTATTGAGCGCATAGTGAATCAGGAACGGAGCGCGAAGTAATTTCTCTATTGAGCATGGCGAACTAACATTGTCTTTCGACGGCGAACGAAAACCAAAACGCATTCTCATTGCCGCGACTCACGGCTTCACCTGGCTACCTGTGTCGAATTACCAGCGACGCACTAATTGCCGACACGCAAAAAAATTACCGGCGTCGAACGATGGAAAATTCCATGCCCAAAAAAATTGCATCGCCGAAAAAAATCAAAGGCTGGCAAATTCTCGCGGCGTCCGTCTTGTTCAGGAATCTGGCTAGTGGTGAGTTTTACAAACCGGCTGTCAAATAAATCTGAATTTATTTTAAGGTAAAATCCGCACGCTCTTACTTCTAAATGTAGCCACTTAACCCTTGATGTGCCTAACGGCACGCCTCCCCAATGCCTCAAAAAATGGTGCTCAAAAACTGTGCTATAAATGGACTGCCAGGACTCGGCAGTGCAATTGACTTTGTGGCTTTGATGCCATGACTCGCTGAAAAAAAATCTGCCCGGTCTGGCACATGAGATGCCGGTGCAAAGCACACATCCTGATTACGACGCCAACCTTGTTGCATGGCAACGAGCGCGTGATGTCATCGCCGGTGAGGATGCCGTAAAAACTGCCGGGATAAAATATCTGCCACGTCTGGATTCTCAAACCGATGATGAATACGTCGCCTATAAAATGCGCGCCGCCTTCTTCAACGCCACGGCGCGCATTGCCGATGGCTACGTCGGTCGAATTTTCCGGCGTGAACCAACTTTCAAACTGCCGGACACGTCTGCTGGCATTGGCCGTGCGCTGGATGCCTTCGTCGCCGATGCCGACTTGTTCGGCACGCCGATGTCGGCTTACGCCAAACACGTCACGCATGAAGTCATCGCGGTCGGTCGCGCTGGCACGCTGGTAGATTGGGAAGATGAAGCGGAGCAACGCGCTTTCGTGCGGATGTTTGAAACCGAGCAAATCATCAACTGGCATTCGCAACGGGTGAATGGTCGGAATGTCCTGTCGCTGGTGGTGCTGAAAGAACATGGAAAAAATCTCCTGCAAACTGCACCGACTGCCGAAATTCTTGCCGCCGGCCAAAATGATCCATTCCAACCTGAATCCGTCGAACAACTCCGGGTCTTGAAACTCGTGCCGGATGCCACGCCTGCCGCCGATGGGTCAACTCCTTGGTCGTATCAGGTCGAACTCTGGCAACAGCAGCCGGGAAAATCCAAACGGTCAAAAACTGAATGGGTCGTAGTGGACACGCGAACACCGCTTCGTCTTGGAAAACCTTTGCCGCTGATTCCCTTTGTCTTTCATGGGCCGAAAAATTCCCTGCCGCATGTGGACAAGCTGCCGCTGGCCGACATTATCGCCATCAACCTCGACCATTACCGCCTCAATGCAGACTATAAGCACGGTCTTCATTTTACTGCTCTCCCTACCGCATGGGTCAGTGGATTTGACAAGACTTCAAACCTTCGCATTGGCAGCAGCACGGCATGGGTGGCGGAAACGCCCGGCGCAACTGCGGGCTATCTGGAATTTCATGGGCAAGGTCTGACGACTTTTGAACGGGCGATGACGCAGGACGAATTGATGATGGCCGTCCTCGGCTCGCGGATGATGGAAGAACAAAAGCGCGTCGGCGAAACGGCGGCATCCATCGAACTCCGGCAGAGCGGCGAAAACGCCGTGCTGTCTGCCGTGTCATTGAGCATCAGCGAATCGCTGTCGCAAGTCTTGCGCTGGGTCTATTGGTGGAACTCCACCGAATCCACTCCGGGCGACATCGGCGACAAAACCGTGCTGGTGTCCCTCAACGCCGATTTCAGTCTCAACGGGATGGCGAGCACCGAGATTGCCGCCGTCGTCGCGGCATGGAAAGCCGGGGCCATCAGTCAGGACACGATGTTCGACCTTTTCCGCATGGGCGATGTCCTGCCGGTCGGTCGCAGCAACGAGGATGAGGCCAAACTGGTCGCCGGCACGCCGCAACCTCCGCCGGTCGCGCCTGATCCCGGCGCGGTCACGCTGCCTGTTCCTGCTTCGCCTGGCACTGCACCGGCACAACTGCCAACCAAAAACCTCTAAAAAATTATGGCACTCAAATTCAAATACAAAACGAAGGACGAAATCCCCGCCGAACTGCAATCCCTATACGTCGAGCGCGACGGTGCTTGGACGCTGGACGCCGAGGGCGTCGCGAGTCAGTCCAAGCTTGACGAGTTCCGCCAAAACAACATCACGCTTACAAATGAACTGAAACGCTTTGAAGGCATTGATCCTGACGCCGTGCGTCAACTCGCCGAAGACAAACAGAAACTTCTGGAAGAACGCCAACTGAAAGCCGGTGAAGTGGACAAGGTGATCGAGGCGCGACTGAAAACCGCCCGCGCCGAATGGGACAAGACGCATAACGTCGTGGTTGCGGAACGCGACACGCTGAATGGTCGCCTCTCCGCGATTCAAATTGATCAAGCCGTCGTCACTGAAGCAACCAAGCGCGGCCTCCGCGCGACGGCGCTGCCTGACATCACTTCGCGGGCGCGCACTGCCTTCAAACTGGTGAACGGAGTTCCCCAGGCTTTCGAGGCAGACGGGCAGACTGCCCGCATGGGCAAGGATGGCCCAATGACTTTGGCCGAATGGGTGGATGCGTTGGTGTCCGATGCACCGCACTTGTTCGAGGCAAACGCTGGCGGCGGTGCCGCTGGCTCTGGCTCCGGTGGGGCTGGCAACCGGTCTGTGAAGAATCCCTTCCGCAAGGACAGTTGGAATCTCACGGAACAAATGAAATTGCAGAAATCCGATCCGCAACTTGCCGCCCGCCTCAAGGCGTCGGCGTAACCGGGTCACAACTCACATTATACAATTATGGCAAAGACTCAATTGGCAGACATTATCATCCCCGCACAGTTCGCCGCTTACGTTATCCAGCGGACGGCGGAGAAATCGGATTTGTTCCTCTCTGGCATCGTCCAGGCAAATCCTGATTACGACACCCGCGCCGCGCAAGGCGGCACACAGGTCAACATGCCTCACTGGAACGACCTGACGGGACTCCGGCAACCATTGAGCGATTCATCGCCTCTGGTCACGGTGAAAATCGCGGCGGATCAAGACATCGCCCGAATCCACAACGACGGCAATGCGTGGTCGTGGAATCATCTGGCAACCGTCGTGTCCGGTGATGACCCGGCGCTGGCATTGGCCGACTTCATGGCCGGTTACTGGAATCGTCAAAACCAGTATATGCTGATCTCGTCCCTCAAGGGCGTGTTCGCCTCGCCCGGCATGGCGGGCAACCTCTTGGCGATTCAAAGTGAATCCGTCGCCAACCAGACGACCGCCACGCGGTTGAATGGTTCAACCTTCGTGGATGCAACGCAACGCCTCGGCGATTGCGGCGACCGGCTGGTGGCCGTGGCGATGCACTCGGCAACGGAAGCCGCATTGCGGAAACTCGACCTGATTGATTTCATTCCGGACAGCCAGGGCGAAGCGCAAATCCGCACGTTCCAAGGTCGGCGTGTCATCGTGGACGATGGTTGCCCGTCGCGCACTGGCACCACCGATGGGCAGGTTTATACCACCTACCTGTTCGGTGAAGGTGCGTTCGGCATGGGTTCCGCCGACTTGAACGGTCAACCTGTCGAGGGTGGTCACGGCACGGAAGGCATTGAAATGGCTCGTGACGCGCTGAACAGTGACACCTTCCTCGTGAACCGTCGCCGCTTCATCCTCCATCCTCGCGGCGTCAAGTTTACCAGCGCGAGCGTCGCCGGTGCCAACCCGACGAATCCCGAACTCGAAAACGCGGCCAACTGGACGCGCGTTTGGGAAAACAAAAACGTCCGCGTCGTCGCGGTCACTCACAACATCTGAACCAAAGGCGTGCCGGTGCTCGCATCTGCACGCCGATTTAACCACATACTTATATGGGCAAACTTTTACCTCGCAGTTTTGAACGGATTCGTTCGGGTGAACAAATCGTGAATCCCAGCTTTACCAACGTCGCGGCGGCGAATGCCGCTGGCATCACGGCGGCGAAGTTCCCGAAACGCATCATCTACCTGACGGCGGGCGGCACGGGCGGCATTCCATGCCTCGCTGTCAGCGATGGCACGAACTGGAAACAGGTCGCCATCGGCATCAACGCCATCTGAGTGCGTGCCGCACCTGCCATTATGAATGGATTATTTCCCATCATCCGGCGCAAGCGGCGTCCGCTCTCTGTGCCGGACGTGGCGCCGGCGGTGAATCCGCTGGCGCTGAAACTGGATCGTTTGCCGCCGGTGGCCGTCGTGCCGCTGTTGGCAGCCGTGCCGGAGTCCGTGCCGGACGTGCCACCCTCCAAACCGAAAAAATCGCGTGATGGCGCAACCAAAAATTAGCCGTCGCGGCTGGCTGTCGTGGTTCCTGCAAAAGCGCCGACGCGAGCGAGCGGCGGCGGATGCGATTGTTTCACCGATTTTACTGACCTCGAATGGACACGGCTATTTGACCTGGACATGCAGCGTGACGGCCGAGTTTGGTTTCACCATCGGTTACTCAACGGATGGCGACACTTGGGATGACTTTTATGACAATGCCAGTCCCGGCCAATTTATCGGCAACGAAAGCGGCGCTGCGGGGTTTTTCCGTGTTGCCTTGATTGATAGTGACTGGAATGTCGTGCTGCCGTATTCAAACGTGGTTTATTCGGACGGTTTGTAAATCATCATGTCAATTACGCTCGTCAAAGAAGATGGCACCGGTTTGGCAAACGCCAATGCCTACGCCTCGGCGGCGGATGGCGACGCCTACCACGCCGGCCATTTATACGCGACGGCCTGGACGGGCGCGACGGACGACCAAAAGGCCGCTGCGCTCGTGATGGCTACGCGGCTGATTGACGGGCAATATCAATTCAACGGCCTGCGCTCGCAAGCTGGGCAGGCGTTGCAATGGCCGCGTGTGAATTGTCCCGACCCGGACAAAGCGCCGATTCCCGTCCTCACCAGCCTGCTGCTTTACGATCCGTTCGTGCCATTCAGCATCGTGCCGGTGGCCGTGGTGCAGGCGACGTGTGAAATGGCGCGGGAACTTCTGGTTGCCGACCGCACGGCGTCACCGCCGGGCGAAGGTCTGAAATCTTACGCCGATACCACCGCCGGCAAGACGACGGTGTATGACAAGACCGACACACGCCCGGTCATTTCGCCGGTCGCGCAAGCGATGCTGATTAAATTCGGCTCGCTGGTGTCCGCCAAAAGCGGCGCGGTGCGACTGGTGCGGGCGTGATTTTCTGAATCAGTCTCTCCTTTTTACTTCAGTTGTGGCGTCTCTCTGCCGATACACTATATGGTGTATATCATCGCATCAATTTATCTGGATGCGAAGATTTGCAATTTGACAGGCCATCAACGAGCCAATACTTTTCAGTGGTAAAATTTTGACCATAAAATGAAAGACACTCAAGCCACACTGAGGGTTATCAACCAGATGCAGGATGCTGGGGTCATTGGCAAATATGCAATTGGTGGAGCGATAGCCGCGACGTTTTATCTTGAGCCTACGTCAACTTTCGATATTGATATTTTCATCTCGTTCAAAAATATTCCTGGAAGTTCTCTTGTCTCGCTTGAACACATTTTCAATTATTTGAAACCGCTTGGCTACAAGCCGGAAGGTGCCCACATTATTATCGAAGGTTGGCAGGTTCAATTTCTGCCTGCCGACGACGCATTGTATAATGAAGCCTTATTAAGCGCAGTTGAAACAGAGGTCGGCGGGGTTAAAACTTGGGTGATGACGGCTGAACATTTAGTGGCTATTGCTCTAAAAACCGGCCGTGGAAAAGATTTGATTCGCATTGAGCAATTTGTTCAAAATGACGCCTTCGACGCGGTGGAACTGAGAAAAATTTTAGCGCGCAATAACCTTGTGGAAAAATGGCAGCAGTTCAACGATAAATATATTGGGAGCAACAAATGAATGATTTGATGCAAAGAATTTTGGCGGACAAGTTGAAAACGCGCAAGTCCCTTGCCGCGCTTCCTTTTGAACAGAAGCTTACCATCCTGGAGAAAATGCGCGACCGGAGTTCGTTGATCGCCGGAAATGTTTTACGAACCCGTCGTGCTTCGGCTATGCCGTTTGTTGCGGTGTCTGGAGATGTGGTGGTATTATCGGGGCTTGTCTCACAAAGATTGGCGTCGAAGCCTCTCGTTTTCCGTCAATATTCAGATCAACCGAATACTCTCCAAAATTCGGAAACGAAAGTTGTGGAATCAAAGACACAATCTGTAGGATTGCCTGTGTCATATTTGGTGGTTTCGTGATTTGAATCTGCGCCTCTATAGAAGGCATGATTGATTTGCCGCTTGAATCGGCAATGCTGATACTAATTATCTTCGAGCCTTCCTCACTCTTATCGAATCGCATCTTGATGGCCAGGGCGCAAAGACCTTGAATCTTGGGAACTTCTACGGCTTGGATGGTGTCAAAAATGCCGACAATCGTTAATTTTCCATCACGATCGGCTTGTGCAAAATCACACATTGCCATTATTTCTAGTTTCATATTATTTAGCGGTGCTGTTGCACTTAACTTGAGCCTGTTAAACGGTTAATCTCTTCAACAGTTGTCGTTCCGTTCGCAATGGCTGTCATAAAAATAAAGGGTGGCAATAGCGGATCGTGGAAACGGTATTTATATGCCCTAGGAACACCTGACCTTTCCAGAATCGGGCCTCGTTCCTTCTCGCAAAATTCATTCATGTGTTTTTGAAATGTCGCAATGATAACATTCTCCCGTTTTAGTATGGATGCAAGTGGCACGACGGCATCAGTCGGGTGGAAATATCCCAATGCGTCTTTTGCCGCCGATGAGGCTGCGGCACACGCTAAAATCACTTTGTCGTATAATGCATCTTTATGGGCGCTACGTATTGAGCGAAGGTATTTTTCTTGAATGCTTTGAACCGCCTGCTTTATCGCTTTATCAAAAGATTTGTGAACATCTTCCAGCAGGACCAATCTCGAAAGCCTGTCAACGGCATGGCGTGTAGCGTGAAGCCCAATTAAATGTGTGTAATGCGGTAATCCCTGGGACATTCTCACAACGAGGCTGGCCGCTGCTGCATCGAACTTTATTTTTAGAGCCTTCTCTCCGTTTTCGAGAATTTGCGAAAGTTCGCGTTCGTTCATTCTTGGAAGTTGGATTTGGATGACGGCCCGCACAATTGAAGCGTGGTCGCGAATTAGGTGATCTACTGTGTCTGACACTCCAACGATAATCACCGTTGAATCCACCGCATAATCTGAAAGTGCCTTAATCGTGTCTGTGAACGCAGTCCGCAATTCGGCTGAACCGCGATCAAACTCGTCAAAAATCACGACAGAGCGCGGCAGCGCTCCTAATGTCCGGCGCACTTCATCAATGTTGGGTTTATCGCTTAACCTGAATGCATCCTTTAGCGTCGTTCTGGTGCTGATCAGATTTGGATTCATCCCAAGCATCGGCTTGTCCTCGACCCAAGAAACTTCCTCAAAAACTCGGTTCCATGCGTCGCAAAATTGATCGCCCTGATGAACATTCACTTTGATAACCAGCCGGGGATTCGGATTTATTCCGGTTTCATCTTGCTCCATCACTTCCAATAGCGGGTCCAAGACATTGGACAACGAGGTTTTTCCAACTCCGCGCTCGCCAAATATGATGACGTGAAGACCCTTTTGATTTACGGCATCCACGATTGCCGTGCATTGTTCCCACCGGCCAGCAAAAAACTCTCTCGTGCTGATTGGAGCACGCGGTTGAAAAACTTTTCCAACCGCTATTGAAAGCTCACTGGCCTCATGCCTGTCCTTAATAAAGGCGTCAAATTCATCAGCCATATCCTACATAATATCAAAAATATCCAAGTAATCAAGGCATGTATCCAAGTAACGGCCTCAGTTCGCCAAGTAAATGCTCGTTTATTCCCACTCTGGATTCTTAAATCCGAGCGTTTTAGCGTTTTCCGACACGGCGCGCTTGGTCTGGTCTTTCGCGCCATTGGGGAATGTGGCCTGAATCTCGACGCTGACTTTTACCTCCGCGTTGGGGTCGGCGACGAGGACGGCGATGATTTCCTCGGCGATTTGCACGAGGCGCATTTTCGCGGTGGCGGCGTTGACCGTGACGTTTCCGTGAAATGATTGCGGCTTGGGCGAGCCGGTGCCTTCCATGCCGGGAAGCTGGCCGGGCGTGCCAGTGGTTCCCTTGCCGGCTGGCGTGGTCGGCGGCAATTCCGGCGTGGTGCCGCCGGTGGCTGGCTTGGCCGGTGGCGGCAGGAGGCTGGCCGCGTAGCTGGCGGCTGCCTGCGGCTCGATGAGCAACAGCGTGTCGTCGAGTTGCACATTGGCGTCGCCGAATTTGAATCCGTCAAACTTGCCTTCGTGTTCGCCGTAGGCGGTGCCGAAAAAGTCGCGCGTGCCCGCGCCCTTGACGATGGCTTGCTCCAGCACGCCGCGATTTTTCAAGCGCGGCAAATATAAATAGCGCAACGTGTCTTCCCAAAATGCCAGCGCGGTCGCGGCGGGCTTGTTTTCTTTCCAATAAAGTTCTTTCAGCCGGTCGCGCAAGTGAATGGGCGACCAGGTGCCGATTACCAATTCTTGATCCAGGCTGACGCGCTCAATTTCCGCGCCGAGCGCCGCGCCGCTGGTATTCAGCGGGAAAAACTCGACGGTGGCTTGCGTGGCTGTGGACGATGCTTGCGACGGGCAGAGCAACCAGCGGTAACATTCACGGGCGGCTTTCGGCACAACGTCCTCGGCGGTTTTCAATTCCTTTTCCGCCTGTTTTTTCTGAACGAGGTCAATGTTCAAGCGGCTGGCTTCGACATCATCCACGATGGATTTCCACGCCAGCGCCGTCCGCACACAATCAGTGACCCGCGCCAATGATGCCTGATCCGGCGCGAGAAAAATCAATCGGTTGCCACGATAGCGCGGCTTGGTGCCGTTGCTGCGCGTGAACGTCAGCACTTCATCAAACGCCAGCCGCGTTTCCGCCCGGCTGAAAAAATTCTCCGGCGGCAAACATACCAGGCGCAAGCCGGTGTCGTCGGGAACATCCGCGTGCGGGGTGAAAATGTGGACGCCTTCAAAAAATGACGCTCCGGCGGTGAGTTTCCGCAACGCCTCGGCAAGTTTTGGGCGAACATCGTGCGCGTCGTTGAACCGGCGCTTGCGGTCTTCCATTTCGCGGCGAAGATTGGCCCGCGTGTCGAACCAGAAACGCGTCGTCTCCTGCGCCTTGTCGCCGGTGGTGTTCAAGTAATGCAGCCGGTCGGCGAGCCGATTCAGCGCGTCGGAATATGTGGATGAAACCTGCCCCGGCTGGAAACAGCCCAGCAAGACGCGGGCGCGTTCCTGTCCGCGTGTGCCGGCGGATTTGGTCGCCACGGCAGACGGCGCGGTGCCGAGAAAAATAGTGCGGGCGACACGTCGCGCGGCTTGGATTGCGCCAAAGCGCGGTTCTTTGGATTCCAGTTCGGTCGTCTCGGCGCGTTCGCCGTCAACGTCGCCTTCAATGACGGCATCCCAGCCGTTTTGCAAATGGTAGGTGAGTTCGTTGCGCGTCTCGCCGTCGTAAAGCGGCAGGCTGCCGGGCAAAATCATCAAATCCTGATTCTGGTCTTTCCACAGACGATAGATGACTTTCGCCATGAGTTTAAGCACGCCGCGCGTGCGCTGGAAACCGTCCAGCGTGGACCAATCTTCGTAGAGCCGGTCAAAAATTTCCGGGTGGATGGGATAAGCCTGAATGAGCCGGTCAAAATACCGCGCCTCCTGCGTTTCGGACGGCAGTTTTGAACCTTCGGAAATGTAGGCGTCGGAAAAGGCGCGGCAAACCGCGTCGCGGTTTTTCAAATCAACGATGGGTTCAAACAACCGGCGGCGAACGATTTCAAACGCCTCCTCGGTGGCAACGGGTTTCCAAAGCGCCTGCACGCGGCCAAAAGTTTTTTCCAGGGCGCGCAACGCCGCGACACCTTTTTGACTGCCGGCCTCAACATCCGATTCCGGCAGTGATGCGAGCAAGACGGCGTTCGGCACCAGCTTCATCGCTTCCGTGAGCGCCTGCACAAATGACAAATTGCTGTCGTAAGTGCCGCCGCTGATGACTTGGCCATTCGAGAATTGCCGGATGTAGGCAACCAATTCATCCACCAGCACGACGCACGGCGAATGATTTTCCAAGAGCGTCCGCAAAATATCTTTGCCGGGCGACGTGCCATTGGCATCGGCTTCTTTTAGCAGCGCGAAGGCTTCTTCGCCGCCAAGCTGCCACGCGAGTTCGCCCCAAAGCGTGTGAATGGACTGCTTGCCGTGCTTCCACGGCTGGCCGGGGGAATGGGCGTTGCCGTCCAGCACGGCGACGCGCGCCTTGGGCATGTCCATGAGCTTGGCCTGATCCAGCAACGCGGGAATGCCGGGCAAATCTTTCAAGGCGCATTTGCGCGTGGCGAGGTGATAGACCGCCAGCATTGTATGCGTCTTGCCGCCGCCGAAAGCGGTTTGCAGTTGGATGACCGGATCGCCGCCCTGGCTGTTTAAGCGGCGGGCAACGGACGTTAGCAGCAGGCGCATTCCCTCCGTGATGAACGTGCGCTCAAAAAACGCTGCCGCGTCCTGATACTCCCGCGTGGCCTTGCCGGTGTGAACCGCCGTGATGTCGGCGGCAAACTCGGACTGTTGAAACGTGCCTTCCAAAACGTCCGCGTGCGGGACGGCGATTTCTCTCCAAGGTTTCAGGCTCATAAAAATTATTTTTTATTCGTGGGCCAATTATCCGCACCCGGCAAATCTTGTTCGGCGGGTTTGGGTGCGGCTGTGGCTGCGGACTCGATGCCCGTCCAACTGGTGATGAGTTCGTTGTAGGCTCGGGCGTCCTCGGCTTGGCCGAGACGTTCGCAAAGCGTGTAAAGGCGATAGGCCAATTGGCGCACGGCCTCGGCCTTGCCGCCAAGTGCGGCCAGCAACGCGCCGGACGCGGAATCGCCGCCTTGCCGAAAGGCGCGGATGAGTTGGTGCAACGCCTCCCATATTGGCGTGCGCTTGTCGGTGCGCGGGTCCCAATCGGTGGGATACTCTGACCATTTGAGCAGGCGGACTTTGCCGCCGCCAGTTTTAAGGACACCGGCCTCTTTCATGCCGTCAACACTTGTGCCTTTGCCGCGCGACAAGGTATCCGCATCGCCAAATGCTCCTTCATTCCAACCATTTTGCTCGAACCAATGAAGGCAAAATTGAGTATCGGCGTCGAAATCTTCTTCACCAAAGAAGCGATTGATTAGCTGCAAAGCAGTGCGGACACTCATGGGCTTGCCATCGGCTTCTAGGACTGCGGCGTATTTGGAGAAAACAGCCATGCCTGGGCCGATGATGGCCTGTGATAAATCGACAGGCGCGACTGGTGAACGCTCGTCGCCTGCGCCCTTCGTCATTTCGTCGAGTGCTTCGGGCAGGACTACATTTAGTTCTCTAAAGAAATCCCGGCGTGAAACCGTTTGCGCGGCTTCGGATCGTTTGCGGCAAACTAAAATTATGCTGGACGCGAGTGAGTTGACGTGCGTTTTGAGTGCGGCAGATTGCTCTGTCCGCATCGGCCAAGTTCCGCTAATCGAAAAGCCTGCTCGTAACACTGCTTCAAGGAATGTTTCCCACCCCGTCGAGGCAGTGCCATCGTCGGAAGAATCTGATTGCTTGAAAGCGTAATAGATAATTGTTGGTGCATCGTCGCGTGCTTTCACGAGAAGGTTCTTCATGGCTGCTGTCATCCCGTCCATGAAGAAGCGTTCAGCCTGATCTTTTCCACCGTGACGGTATGCAGTGGCAACTAGCTCCTCGGCCTTTGGGACACTTATGGTTGCAAGCAATGCGGGAAACACGGGCCGAAGCGTGCGACGCAGCCACACATAAAAAAAATCCGAGAGGTCGGCGTAAGCTACATTGTCGTAATAAGGCGGGTCTGTGCAGATGAATGTCTGAGTGTTCGCCGTAATCGGGTCTGCTTGTGCGGCAGCCTGATTTACATGTCCTGGCCGAAGAAAAGACAATGTATCTAAGAGCCTGTCTGAAAAAGCATGAAGCGTGAGTATTCAAGCAAGTCTGCGGAGTTGGATGCGGATCATGGCGATGTAAATCCAAGCTTCGGCGCTGGCCTCGGTGGTTTCGTAATCGCGCACCA